CTAATCGTGCTTAACTTTGTCTTCATCAAGAATAATCTCTTTCAAATTTCCCGAGCTTATTTTGTTGCGGACTTTTTCAAATATTAGATCGTTAATGACCCCGTCCCGTCTAAGATGATCGTCAATAATGGAATATGAAGTATCACAGTCAATTAATGTAACCTTGCTGAAAGGGTTATTTCGCGCTGGCTGAACTATTACAAATTGCCTAATGCGTTTTTGCCTAGGACTATGCGGTCGAAAGGATTCGCATTCCACGACACAACACTTGCCTGTATGATTATGACAAATGTACTTGTGCTTAATGTACGCAAGGTTTGAATCAATGTCTGGAAAAGCGATATGCAGTTCGGAGTAATCTTTTTGATCAATCAATTTCCAACGCTCCATTATCCGAAATATCGACATAAACGGGATTTTCCAAGTCTTCAGCATGGTTCTCCGCAATCTGTTCAAGCAACCCTTCTTGCTCAGGGCTAAGATTGCTACTGTCCTCTTTGCTCAGTATAAATTTCACCAAGCCCTTGGGTATGACCACAGAGTCGTCGATTAGCTTCGTGTCGTAAACCTCATACATCGAATCTAACAGCTCTTTGTCATTACTGTTGATGTCCATTTTATCGAGGCTTACCTCTCGTTCGTCAGAATTGATTCTGTCTTTTTTAGCATACCAAACATTAAATTTATGAGTAAAAGCTGACAACTCAGCGTCGTTCATAATGGATACTAAAAAGCTGGCGTGTTTTGCAAAATCAAGATTGACTAATTTGCGATGTTCAGTAAATGATTTACGCGAAGCATCCTCGAATACAAAGTAGTCGTGTCGATAGTCGCCATACACATTACTAAACACCGGTCCTTTTTCATACCCTCTTAAATGATCAAGCTCTGCCTCTTCCGGATTTTCCATGTAGCTAGACATCTCATAAAAGAAAAGATACTTCTGCAGCTTCAGGTTGTCAGCAAAAGCACCAGGGTTATTTTCAAGTAACCAGCCTGAAATAGCTTGTTGTCTTTGACTAGAAAAAATCACGGCTCTCGCCTCCTTATAGTTGTGCATTTCTCTTTGCAATTTGGGTAGACCGATACATTCAGTATCATCTCATACGCACTCCAAGTCAACAAAATGATTGTCATCATTATTTACTGAACACAAAAAGCCCCACCCGCCTAAGCGAGCAGAGGACTTTTTGTGTGTTTGAATCAAACACGCATTTGGGACTAATCTAATCAATCATTGCAACGTCGCCCATGAATGTAACCGAATTTCTGATTGGATCGTAGGTCATGGTGGATCCTTCTTCAATTGGCCTATCCTCAATATTTCCGCACACATGCACGGTCGCATTGGCAGGAAACTTTTTCAATAGCTCAATAAGCTCAGATAGACTGTAAATGCCATCTTCTGGTAATGATGTGTAATCATCCAATCCAATTCCTCCTTTTACCTAATATACAGGCTTTCGCCCGGATAGATCAGGCTATAGATTGATTTGCCATTGTTAGCGGCTAACGTGTACATGCTGATTCCATACTTGTAAGCAATACTCCAGAAGCTATCACCGGATTGCACAGTGTAATATGTGTGGCTTGCTACAATTGAATAGCTTGCGCCAGATACTTGGAGAACGTCTCCTGGGTGAATTACACTGTTGATGGTCTTGCCGTTGTTAGAAGCCAAAGTATACATGTTCATGCCATACTTGTAAGCAATCGACCACCAGCTGTCACCCGACTGAACCGTGTAGATTGAGCCTGAGTTTACTGATGGCACACTGGTCGTTGTCAGCAACTCAACATTACTTCGGTTAATCCAGCTCATGATGCCACCAAGCAACACGTTAGATCCAGATACTTGCTGAACAGTATACGTCTTGCCCTGAACCCAGCTAGGCATTGCGACACCGTTCGCCCAACGAGTTGTGCCAAAGTTGACTTTAACGCTATCGCCAACTTTGATATGGCTGAGCGTGGTGTTGTTAGCTTGTTGGCCCGCGTTGGTTGCCGGTGTATCGGTTGATGGCTTGACGTAGGTCTTGCCGCTGTCAGTCGTTGTGCTGCCGTTGTAGCCTGAATCAGTGATGCCGGTTAGATCAACGTTGCCATCAAGGCCGCCAGCGCGATAGGTGGAAGTGAACTGGAAGATACCTACATTATCAAAGCTTGGAAAGTAGCCATAATTCGGAACGGTGGTGACATTGTAGTCAGGATATTCCGCAAGCCATAACTGATAGTGGCTGGCAATCTGTGACAAGTCAATGTGGCTCATCAAGAAGCTCTTATATCCGTACAGCATTGGTGTGTAGCCAGCATCACGAATATAGTCGAGTGCCCATAGCAAAGTTGCCGTGTTGGTCGATCCGGCCTCATAATCAAGCGCAACAATAGACCCTTTTGGCGTTTGAACCTCTGGCAAGAAATGATCCAGCACTTGCTTGGCCAAATTGGTGTTGTCGATATTCTGCCACCAAATATAGGTTTGTGCTCGCTTGCCGCCCGCAATCAAAGAAGCGACTTGTGTCTTATAAGTCGGTTGCTCATACACCCCATAACCACTATATCCGCCAATTTGAGAGATGCCAAACTTGTCAGTGGAATAGCCAAATACACCATTAGTGCCTTGCCAGACTGACCAGTCGACACCTTGATCACCCTTGGCCGCATTGACCTGTGACGGCAGGGCAAAAGAAATAGCCGCCAAGAAGGCGACTACCAGGGTGATAAGTTTATTTTTTACTTTCATGATGTCCTCCTTATTGTGATAAAACGCGACAAATGTTGGACGATAATTTAGCTTCAGCAACTAATTCCATAGTTTTTAAAAATATCTTTTCATTGTCTTATTTTTCTATACAATGGTATTGATGAAATGAGTGTATTGAAAACAAGTGAGAGGTAATGAAGTTGAATTTTTTAGACTTTTGGCGGTTTATTTTAGAGCACATGCCATTAATTGTCGCGTTTTTTTCAGTGTGGAACGTAATTACAAATACAAAACAAATCCATAATCTCAATAAACAAAATCAAGTCGCGAATACCAGAAAACAGGCCAGCAAAATCGCTGCGTGGATTGAATCATATCCTAATCCAACAACTTCCGAGTCGTTTATTGCAAGAATTTGTCTTTCAAATGCTAGCGATACTCCTGTATATAATCTGTTTGTCATTTCAGTATTGAATACCGAATCGATGCAAGAACTGCCAAAAATTTATCAGTTAGCAGTCAGCAGAGGAAACGTAGCACATGTCGAACTCCTCCCACCAAATAAACACTCAATTACGATGAATGTGCCAATGAACGGAATGGGAAACAAACACGCCGTAATACTGCTCTGCTTTACGGACTCGAATGAAAGTCAATGGATTCGTACCCCGAATGGCACATTGATGAATTCAAAGTATATCACTCCAATCGCTCATGCAGGATTTACTCTGCCTTATACAGACACGCCCATAGAGAAATAACCGTGAAAAATAAACAGCATATCAAAAGTGCTCGTATGATCATTACTAAAACATTTTGTATTCCTGTAGAAACTTCCATCATTCCAATCGTGGCATAAAGTGCAAAACCAATAAGCGCAAAAACAGGCAAAATGAATATAAGCAAAATGATATCCACCTTAAAATTACCCATTCTATTTACTCCTTATTGCTGTGGAGAAACAGATGCCGGTGCCAGCTGAGCCTTAACTGCATCTGCGGCTGCTTGAGCTGCGGCAGCTACTTTGTCTTGATTAGATGCTTCCTGATCAACTGTCTTTTGTGGATAGGTTTCTGCCAGACTATCCTTCAAATCCGCATAAGCTTTCTCAACCGCGTTGGCAATCGTCTGCTCGTCTGTGCTGGTGAAGCCAAGCGACTTCAAACCATCTTTAACCGCTTGAATGGCAGTCGATTTCTTAACCGCACCGTCAATCGCCTGTGTCACACCAAGCTGTTCTGCCGCTGTTACCGCAGCGTTTGCCAATGGGCCTAATACCTTTACCAAAGTCAGCGCTTGCTTGTTAGCCAGCAACTGTTTTGAGATCCAAGCCCCAATGATTGGGACTGCTGCTACTGCAAGTGATACTAAAAGTTCTGTCCAGTTATTCATGATTGTTTTCCTTTCTGAGGCGCTCATTTTCACGTCTCAATCGATCATTATCTGCGCGTAATCTGTCGTTCATGTCCTCAAGCTCATCATGCCTGTTCTTCCGTTTACCCTCACGATAGGTCATGAAGGCAATAACGGCCGATGCTATACCGGCAAGATATGGGGCAAAATCAACAATTGCTTTGGTTATCGCTGCTGTCACGGCTGTCACTCCTTCGTGCCAGAATCAGCACGAAGGCTGTTATGATCGCATTGCTGATCCAACTTGTGTAGATTCCAGTTGAGATTGAGGTCAGCAATTGCAGTATTGTCAAGAACGACATTAAAAAGCTGGTAGTCGTAAGCAACAGACGATTGGTCACCGCTAACTGTGTTTCCCATAACACCCAACCCCCAATCCCGAGCCCATCAATGACAAACAAAAACCCCACAATGTCATCGTTTAACCAGTCAGAGTAATGTGGGGGCCATATGAAATAATGGTCATTGATGATCAGAAACAAGCCAATGGCAACCATGCCAATGGCGAGCGCTGTGTGTGTCGGGTGATCTCTGATTTTATTTAGCATTGTCATCACTTCCTTCCACAAAAATAGCCGCTAGCTTTTGCTGGCGACATAGTCACTACCTGTAATTTGTTTGTATTGGTCTGGGGTGATCATTAACGGTACATAAGGTGCTAAATCAATCCCCCAACTGTAAAGTAGTGCACACTGATCATAATTAGTCACCTGATTTCGCCGCCTTTAGCTGTGCCACTTCAAGAGTAAGCGCGGCAATCATCTGCTGTTCAGGTGACGGTCCGGGGAGTGGATGATCATTAGCCGGATCGTAACCCTCATCGGCAACGATTTTGCCGTCTACAAGAGATGCGTGACCCTCAAAAAACTGAGATACGTCATCTGCTTCTATGATTTGTTTACCGTCATCTGTTGGTCCTGCTTTAGCATCTTCCGCTTCATAGGCCCAATTGGTCAGTCGGTTTTGGTCATCTAGCCAAATCTTAATCTTCATTTTAAATCACCACCGCATCATTGACCGGATACGCATCATGAGTAATAAAGCTCAAGCTACCAGCATACCCGCCTTGTCCACGCCATGGAATAATGTAAATTCCACCAGCTGAAACATACAATTCACAGGCTGCGCCCGTATACGACATGCTACCGAGCAACCTTGCAGCATCATCACTGTTAAATGGGCTGTACCCCGGTCGAATGTTCGCAATCTTAACCCATCCATTGCCAGTCTTCATTTGGAAAGCAATCCCAATGGTGACATTATTGCCTTTTCTCGAATATGAGATATTGAGTCCGCTGACATCGTTTGTTACCATGCCAGAGTCTTTGTGATAGTAGTCAACTGCATCACGAGCATTAAAAGTGGAAGTGATGTATTTGGCAGAATTGCCCAATCCGCTGACTAGGTCTGTTAGTTCAAGAACACCCATCGAAATTCTGCTGGTGTGCATTTGTGTTGTTCCATCTGTCTGCGTAATGTATGACAGTAATCCATCGGGATTTACTTCAGTGTGATAGATTTGACCATTCGGATTGCCGTTAGTGTCCTCAATATTGCCGGAAATGACATACGAGGCACCGTTGAGCGTAAGGGAACCACTGGACAATATCCCAGATCCTGCAATTTTCACGTGTTGGAAAGGAACGTTGATATTAGGCGAATTAATCTCAGCGGAATTAAGAATAATTGAGTTGAGTTCTTTAATGTACAAAACAGCTTGAGCAATCGCATCATCTACCCACTTGGAACCGTCATAGCGCTGTACAGCCGTTGCGTCTTTGAAACTTGTACCATGCCACCAAGTATCACCCTTTTTGGGATTCGCTGGGGGATCTAGCTGTACATAAGGAAACGGCACATCCTTGCTTCCGGGAACGCCTTGCGGTCCTTGTGGTCCCTGTGGTCCCTGTGGTCCTTGAGGACCAGTTGCACCATCAGCTCCTTTAAAGAGTGCCCAATTGTAATCAGCTGGATTGGTGCTGTCGGCCAGCGTGAAGTCGCTGTACGTACCAATGTACTTTTTGCCATCACCACCGGATACCGTGAACCCACTTTGACCGCTTACATCATTCGCCCAAGCAGTGTGGAAATAGCTTGTACGGCCATCAGCTCCTTTTGCACCCGGAACACCGTCAGCACCATCTTTTCCCTGAATCAATGCCCACTTGCCGGCATAATCAGCCGGATTGTCACTTGGAACGGATGACTTATTTGACCAAACGATTGCCATATACTTCTTACCAGTTGGGAAGGCACTCATGTTGGTGCCTTGATTGTCATCGGCATAACGAAGCCATGGGTAGTATTGAACAGTTTTTGAGATATTTGACATCTGGTTGGCAAGCTCACTGAGGCGTTCGTCAAAGCTGACTGTCTCGTGCGCAAATTCACCCAAAGTCAGCTTGACATAATGGTTAGCACGACAACGCTTAATACTCAATACCTTGGCGGACAGAAATAATTGTTGATTCTCATCAGCGATGTGGACGGTTTGATTGAGCGGCACATATGGTGAATTAACCAAATCAATATCGTAAGTCTCGTTCGGATGATTGTATTTCTTCAAGTCTGCTAAGGCTGCCTGCAAAAGTTCCGCCTGCGTTTTTGAATCAAACGTTTTAACCCGATTCCAGTCAGACTGTGTTGGGTTAGGGTTGCTGTTGCTTAACAAACGTGAATATTTCTGCACAGCAATCGTATCGTGCAAGAACCCGTACTGATCAAGCACAAACTGTCCCGTTGGATCAGTCCAGTTGTAGCCGATCAAGTTGATTGGGTCCTTATTAGTTGATCCATCCGTGCTTTCTGGCACCGCTCCATAAGCCTTGATCGATGTTTCCATGTCATAGGTATCGAGGTGCGTGACGATATTGTTGATGTCCTTATTCATTTCAAAGGAAATCAAGCTGTCACCGGCCGTTTCATGTCGAATGTTAATGACATGCTTAACCAAATTCGTTCCAACAAACTCAAATCCAAAGCTAAGCACTGCATCAAAATCTTTTGCCACGGCAATAATACGAGCCAGTGAAGTTGCTTCATCAGTCCACTCAAGTGTTCGAACATTGTCAGGAAATTCGTTGATGCCAATCTCCCAGCCAGAATCATTTGTAAACATCATGATGTATTCAGCAATCGTATATGGTTTGTCGGCCTTGTACGCGCCAACAGTTTCATTAATCAAATCATTACCAGCATCGCTGGCAACAATTGAGTGAATGTGGCCTAGTGAATCATGGTCAACCGATTCAATCACCATTTGGTGGCCGTTGCCTTCTTCGTCTTGATACATGATGAAGTTGGTTGCTTTGGCCATCTCATTGACTGCTTGTTCCTGATCAGTCGTGAAGTGAATATCAAGAGACAAACCGACCGCAGGACGATTATCAACACTTTGTGTTTCTATATCGTTGTCAATTCGCCATTCGCCCTTGCCATCAGTCGACCCGACACCCAAAATGTTTGACTTTCGATCTGCAAAATAATACTCCATTTATAGCCAGGCCTCCCTTATCTCTACTTCACATGCAAATGGTTGTGCCCAGCTCGAGGGCGTGATAGCAATCTCAGTATCACCGGGTGGCAGTTCAAATTGCTCCCATTGATTACCGATCGTGTGCATGGTTGGGTCAAGAGAGCCATTCAAGTATGTCTTGGCATTCGCCACATCAATCTTGAGAACATCACCATTGCTAAATCGATTCTTGATATTCGTATACCAACTGACGTTCTGCCATTTGACAGTAGACGCAATCAGATACATGGTCGATTCGCCCCATGTCTTGTCTCGCATGAACCACGTGGAAAATTGTTTAGTTTCAGTATCGGCAGCGTCCGCAAAGGTAAACTGGCGGGTAATAGTCGTCTCTCGTCCTTGATTGCCAATCCATGGTGACACTCGGAAAACAACTGAATTACCAAATTTCTGTAATTCCAACTGAATGAACTTGTTGTTAGTGAAAATGCTACGATCAAGCTGTTCATTGACGACTAGTTGATCTTTGTAATAGCACATCCACCAAAGCTGATCGGACAATGCGCTATTATCCTTCAGTATCATCTGAAAGATTGGCTTACCGTCACTTTCTAACGTGGTTTCGAGTGCACCTACCTGTCCTACACCAGTTTGAAAACGCGTCATGACATCCCAAGTCAGATTGCTCTTAAAGTTACCGTTATGTGTCTGAGCAAGGTTGTGTTTGATTGAAGGCCCGTTCCAATACAGATGAGTACCAGTAATACTAGGCCAATTAGGCTCAACCTTCCAGCCATCATAGCTGTCCTGCGTCCAAATCGCATTGCCAATCTGTTCATTAGGCATACTAGGATCACTACCCCAATAGGGATTGTTTGTGGCGGCTTGATTATCCATATGCGAGCCTTGCACGGCTCCCAAATCAAGTGCTACTTCGCTTTCTTCGGTGGTGAAACCATCAATTTCTTGCGTACCGAATTGAAGAATACCCGGGCGATCATTAACAATCCCAACCATGCCGTTATCAGCATGCATAGTTGCCGTAATAACTGGCTCAACAGGATAAGTGCCACCATTATGGACCGTGATGGTGTTGGTATAGTATTCAGGATCAGCTGGGTTAGGCGACCATGGAGAAGCAGTGGTGCCTAGTTCAACCTTGATCCAGACTTCGATGGTGGCATTCAGATTGAACATTTCAACATCAATCTGATTGTCTGTTCCCGTTAGCGAATGTTTGGTCATTGTCTTCGGTGCTGATGTATAAACGCCGTTACCAGTAATAGGAATATGGCTAATTAACCCCTCCCATTCGCCGGTAGAGAAACCGTCTTTTACATCAATATAAGATGCGTTACCTGAATTATCTACATTTCCTTGATAGTTAGTGACGATAACTTTAGCCACAGTAGTAATGGTCTGCCCTGATAAGTCTTCCGAAAGTTGCATATGAAAGGGATATGCATCTTTTGAGGTCGTATTTGATCCACTGGCGTGTGAAGCTATGGCAAAATTCACTGGCATGTCCTTGTAAGGCATATTGTCAAACGTCTTCGTGGCTACCGAGTGGGCGATGCCATCGGGAACAAGAAAATTAATAGTACCAGTGCCAAGAAAATAAGCCCGGTCCATATCAATCTTACCGTCAACTTTTGCATACCAAAATTCATCAGGGCGATCATCAATTATTAGTTTCTGAACATCCGTGCTATAAAGTAGTGGCGCTAACTGCCGTTCAAATTCACGACGAGATAGCGCCACAAAATCATAAGTTACTGGAATGATTCTAGACTTAAGACGACTATTGATAAGCATCTCACCATCGCTAATTCCAACAGGCTGGGAAGTGTTTTCAATCTCTGATGTAATTCCCCTAGCAGCACTAAACTGCAGAACGGAACTACCAATCTTACGTCCTCCAAATATCAAGTTCGCCAATTAATAAACACCCCTTCCATGTCTTTCTCTGATTGTGTTTTGCTTATCCAGCTCATTAATTGTTGGGTACAACCATTTGCCAATTTCGCGGTTATTTTCCAGCATTACTTTGCCTTCAGTACGTTGTGTATGATTAATCTGATAAGTTGTTAGTTCGATCAGTCTTGCAAGCAAATCCTCAACACGACTATTGCTACCACTAGAAATGCTGGTAACAAAGGTTTGCGGATTTAATTGGTTTATTCTATTAGCAGCCCCTCCGAAGTCTGTGGTGCCACCAGCAAAACGCGGAATGTTCATTCGACGAGCCTTATTGGCAGGAATAACCATTGAGTGACGTGCTAATGGTATGACAACATTACGATCTTTGAACATAAACATGTTGCCATTAGGAGTGATAATAGGCTCTTGATAGTTAGATCCGGAGGCATCGTTCACCATCGCAAATCCGTTCCCACCAAAATCAGAAGTGCCGTTCTTAAGGTGAAGAAGCTTAGCAATTGTTGAGCTTACGTTAGCTACGAAATTAAACGTTTTAGTAATCGTCTGATCACCGCCAAAGGAACTGACTGCCCGCTTTGCTGCATCAGCAGGCCCACTAGTGTTATCGTGGCCATTAAAGTATTTATCTAACGGTTCCTTGCCGTTAAACATCAGAACACTGCTTTGCCCCTTTGATGACTCGCTGTTAACACTCGATGAATCGCCTTTAAATGGCTTCAGCACTGGGTTAGTTCCATTAAATAAAATGACACTATTCCGCCCTGACTGTGAAGCACTATTGACACTGCTTGAATCACCCAGCAATGATTTTAATGCTGGATTAACCCCGTTGTATTGAAAAATAGCTCCTTTGCCTTGATCAGTAGCATTCTTAACACCACTAGAATCTCCATTAAAAAGCTTTAAACCGGGCAGAACTTCGTTGTATTTCTGAATGCTCCCTTTGGCTTCTTCTGTTTTTCCAAGCACATCAGTATTATTTGCTTTTAGCCCTTTTTCGTTGGGGTTCTTAAACAAATTGTATTGATCAATGGCAATACCAGCTTGTTCTAGTTTTGCGCGTGCGTCTGCATCATTCATGAGTAACCGTTTGGTAGAGTCCGGAAGCACATCCCACGCATGATATTTGAGAACCATATCAGCGAGTTCGGGTGCTCCTTTTGTTTGCATTACCGCTGTCTTTTCATCGACATCTAGGCCATTCCAAGTCCCAGCCTTCATCATCGCTTCCACCAATGGCAGTGTCGCTTTATCCTTAACCATTAGTTCAAGTTGCTTGGTGTCTAACCGATTCCAACCATCAACCTTATCAATAGCAGCAACTAATGATGAATAATCCCCCTTAACAACAGCCTCCATCTGTTTCGGTGTGATCCGATCCCATAGTTTTAATTGATCAATAATGTCAGCTAGATCTTGCTTGCCCCACGTTTGAAGTGTTGCGTACTTGGTGCCAACATCTAAACCGTTCCACGCACCAAGGTTAAAAAGCACATCTTGAAGTGCTTCTTTACCCTTGGCATTAACGAGCGCGGTCTGCACCTTCAAGTCAAGCTTGTCCCACTCACCCGTCTTTGCCAAAGCGTCAACAATTGGCGTTGTCGCCTTGTCATGAACGATGGCTTGCTTTTCTTTAAGCTTTAGATTGTTCCAATCGCCAGACTTGATAAGAGCACTAACAAGAGCCGTGTAATCGCCTTTGACAATTGCCTGCTGGTCTTTGAGATCAAACTTGTTCCATGACACAAACTTCGTCATGATGTCAGCAAGTTCTTCACGACCAGAAGCACGAATAATGGCATTCTTTTCAGGAACGTCCATTGACTTCCACTTTTCAGTAGATGCCATCGCTTCGACAATCATTTGTTTTGCATTCGAGGTGATTTTGGCATTCTTTAAGTCAAATGTAAGACGTTTCCACCCGTCCTCTGTGTTGGCAGTGTCTTTCAGTACTTCGGGCAAGTTGGTCTTCACTTTGCCAGTTTTAGGATCCAGAACTAGATTGTTCCAATCGTTACCGGCTTTTTGAACGCTCTTACTCATCTCATTGCTGACAACAGCCGCAAACTGTTTACTATCTTTTACACCTTTGTTCATGGCATCCGAATAGCTCTTCATAGCCTTCTTCGCCTGATTAGCGGTCAGGTCAAAATCAGTCTGCAATTGTTCTTGAATTTGATGATTAGAAATCCCTTGAACCTTCATCGCTTGGATAGCAGCGGCATAAATGCCCTTCATCCGCATTTGGTGATCCTGTTCAAGACCGGCAAGCGCATCGTTCTTTTCAGCGGTACTCAGTAAGGCGTTGGTCTTAATATCATTCTGAGCCTTGCTGTTTGCCTGATATTCCTGCTGCAAAGCGCTTTGCATGTTTTCGTATTGCTGTTGCGCAGCCGCTTTTGACATTGTGATCTTTTCGCCGTTAATGGCTTTGAGAACATTAGTCTGCTCTGAACCTGACAGCTTCAATGTTTTGACCGCTTGAGCGGCACTATTGCGACGAAGATTATCTAGCAACTGAATCTGATCAACAGTGAGTGCTTCACCCGACTTGTTGGCCGCCCTAGTAATCTGCTCTGCCTGTACCGTGTTGTCCTTCATCTGCTGAATTCGCTTGTCATTGGCAGTTTTCTCTTTTGCCGCAGCCTTCAACAAAGCTTCTCCAGCTGATCCGCCAAGCGACTTAGCCAACTTCTTAGCCGCAGCATCAGATTCATCAGCTGCTTGCTTGGCAGCTTTAGTCATGTCATCAAAGCCTTTGGCAATCGTCTTGGCATTTTCTTTGACGGTGTTGTTCGTATCAGTGAAAGCGCCACTGATTCTGCCAGAAGCGTCTTGCATCTTACCTGCTGATTTGTCAGCAGCCTCACCGATATCAGTACCCCATCGTGAAGTTCTGTCAGCAGACTCAAGAGCCTTTTTGCCCCACAATTCCCAGATGGCTACGCCGGCACCGACGACTGCTGTCACACCTAAAACAACTGGGACGATTGGCCCCAACGCTGCTAGCAATCCTGTTCCGCCCGCTGCGGCTCCGGTCATAGCCGCTCCCATTCCAGAAGTGCCTTCTGCTGCCGCTGCCGCTGCAGGCGCAACCTTCAGTGCTTCAAAAGCTGTCTTACTAAAACCGGATTTTAGCACATCCATTGCAGTTCCACCGAGCTTCGCAGCTGTAGCGGCTCGCCCAATACCTCCCGTAACAGAAGCAAATACAGTGGCACCGCCTTTAAGGATGTTGAGCATCCCGCCAAGAGAAGAACTGATAGGACCAATGGCTGCTGCAAACAGTGCAAACTTAACGATTGACTGCTGAGTACCTGAGTCTAGCTTTCCGAACGCTTGCACCATTTGCGTTGCGGTTTTAATCATCGGTGTTAAAGCAGGTAGTAAGTTCTGACCAATTTCGATGCCAAGGACTTGAATCGAGCTTTTGAGCTTGTTAAAGTTCGCAGCAGCGGTATTACCCATGGCATCAGATACTTTTTTAGTTGCCCCAGCAGCACTAGCAGTTTTATTAGTCAAATCAACCAGTGCAGAGCTACCTTGGTTCATTAATGCAAGCATAGCACGTCCGCCACGCTCACCAAATGCAGCATTAACTGCGGCAACCTTTTGAGCGTCAGTCATACCTTTGGTTTTTTGTGTGACCTGATCGATGACTTCCGGCAAGCCAATCGTGCCTTTCTTGAAGGCTGCCACATTTACGCCGAGAGAAGACATAGGCGAATCGGCCTTTTCGGATGCACCAGCAAGCTTTTGCAACATCGCATTGAATGCTGTACCTGCCATTGATCCTTGCAGGCCTGCGTTCGATAGTAGGCCAATCGCTGCCACCGTTTCATTTAGCGAGATACCAGCCGCATTTGCTGATTGTCCAGTGTACTGCATGGCCTCGCCCATATCACCAAAGCCGGACTTGGTAGCATTAGCTGCATAAGTCATGGCATCGGTTACTTTTGACACATTACCCGCCTTGACATTGAACTGTGTCATCGTTGAGGTAACAACATCCATTGTGGTGTTGAAATCATCGCCAGAAGCGCGTGATGCGTCCAAGATTGCAGGCATCATTTTCATCGACTGATTAGCATCATAACCAGCACGAACTAAATCGGCCAATCCTTGGTTAATCTGAGTAGTCGAAATGCCATATTGAACTGACCACTTTTTGGAAGCATCAGCCATTTCGTTAAGTTGTGCTTTGAACTTTCCAGTAACGGCTGCACCATTTGTCAGCAGCGGGCCAATAGCATCGATCTGACTGTTGAAATCAATGGCTGACTTAGCTGCTGCTGCAAAACCAACAGCTAATGGCGCAGTGACAGCTGCCGTCATCTTGGAACCGAATCCGGTGAGCTTAGACCCAATGTTCCCTGTGGCTGTAGCAAATTTTGATGCACCGTTTGATACTTTAGTCCAGCCGTCACTTTGCAGCGCAATCTCTTTGCGTAAGGCCGCCATTCGATTTTCATTTTGAGCAGCAGCGGCAGCAGTCCGATTATACTGTGATGCAGCATTAGCTTGCAGCTTTGTAGCACGATTAATTTCTTCCTGCGATGCAGTCTCACTTTTATTAAGTTTTTCAACCGCTTTCGAATTTTCATCATACTGTTCTCGCTGTTTCTGAAGCTGAGCTTGGTAGTTCTTTGACTGGCGGCTCAATGTGTCATAGGTTGAACGCATGTTGTTGATAGACTTTTCAGAGCCCTTAAACGCAGCATCTTGAGCCCGCAACTCAGCGGCAGTTGCTTTAATTGAAGAATTCAAAACTCGCTGGCTTACTTGAAACGGATCAATGTTCAAGCTTACGGTAGCCGCAATTTGTCCGAGATTTCCTAACATGTTTTACCTCCTTTCATAGAACTAGAAAAGGAACGGAAAGGCCTTGTCGATCGTGGTCTCCCGTTCCTCGTAAATCTGGTTAAGCTTTTCAATATCGCGGAGCGTCATAGCATCAACGTCAGCTAATCGGTAGCCTTCAGAGAGCCTTGCTTTGTAGAAGTCGTCAAGGTTGCTAATGGCTTCTTTGACGTCCGCTTCGGTGATTTTTTTGCTGTGTCCTTCTTATCCTCTTCACCATCGCTTAGAGAATCGCCAATGGCATCATTGATTGAATCCAGCGATTTCAAAGAAATAGACGAGCCATCAATAACATCATCGGTAGTAAACTGGTTTTTCCAGAAATCAACCGCAAATTTGGCTAAGTTTTTCTCGTTCTCATCGTAATCATCGTTTGAAGGGCCATCTTTACGGTTTAGCATGCGCAGCTGTTGTTGCTGCACTTTTAAGGCGTTCGTGGTATCACGTAATGTTGGCTCTCCGTTTCGTGTGAACACGCACGTTTCGCCTTTGATATTTAGTTTAATTTGATATGCCATGCTTAATCTCCTTAGGTATAAGCCGCCCGCTGTTCGCGTATTGTGCATTTACAAGGCGACGAGTTCATTGCTAAGCCACAGTAATCGTTGCGGTGGCAGTTTTACCACCATCGTCAGTTGTGACTGTTACGGTTGCAGACCCTGCCTTTACACCAGCCACAGTTCCATCACTGGAAACGGTGGCAACTGTGGGATCTGACGTTTTGAAAGTAACTTGTTTATTTGCGGCATCAGCCGGATTAATTTGCACTTTCAACGCTGTAGATGCGCCAACCGCAAGGTTAATCGAACTGTTCTCAAAGCTGACACCGACTACACTTTTGGGACAGTAGTTGAGACAATAGTCGCGTCTTCAGCAGTCTTAGGGAAAACATATCCGTGGAACTTATCAAAATCGAATCCATCGTTGTCTTCACGACCAATCAACACAACATTGCCAGTGTCTTGGTCACCTCGAGGAATAAATGAGCCTTCGATACTGTCAGCACTTGGATCTGGTGTGCCGTCAACAGTCTTGGTATCAACGCCCGGAAGTGAGAACATTCCCTTGAGCATACCAACCCAAACGTACTTGCCATTTGAAAGCTTCGTGCGGAACAAAGTTGCGGCGTAATTAGGGCTAAGATTCTTTGGATATACTTCAACCCCATTAACAACCTTAATGCCAAATAAATCAGACTTCATAACGGAATCAACATCGTACATTTCGATTGTTTCGGTTGCTTCTGTGATACCACCAGAAAGAATCAAGTACGGGCCATCATCAGCGGAAAGCGTCTTTTGCTCTGTTTTAATATCCAATTTCACACTAGATAATCCTTGCATCTTTCGTGTGCTTAGTACAAAGTCGTCATCACCGACAACCCCGTATTCAAAGGCCGAAGCCCCAAATTTTGCTAACTTCTTATTAGTTGTTACAGCAGTATCTGTCATATTTAAAATCCTCCTTTAGGAAAATGAAAAGGACTAGCCAATCGGCAGTCCTTGAAACTGAAAGTATCCTGTTGTCATGCGAAGGGCTGAGGTATCACCATCAGCGTATGAGTTGCGATAATACCTTTCCCAGCCAGCCGCATGTAGTGCTTGATAAATCTGTGTTTCAATTTTTTCTTGTTGATCCCAGTCCGTTTTGTCCACCCAAAAATCCACTTGTACTTTCGGATACTCTAGGATTCTAGAATCGTCAGCATAATCAGCAGCATCACCGGGCAAAGAAGTGATTCTCACCCATGGAGCTAAACTTTCAGGAGTTACGCTAGTCCGGTTATTGAAGTCTGGAGTGCCTATATACACCTTGTCAGCAATATCCAAATTGGCCGACAGGATGTCATAAACACGTTTTTCAGGTGCCATTACATCCCGCCTTCCTTCAAGTGGCTTAGGAAAGCAGCGATAACAACTGGCCGCATGACTTCTTGGGTTTCCTCAATGAAATGCTGCGGGTTTTGCAAAGAGGTCCCAGAGTTTGGAAAGTGGGCTCGCCATCCGGTATCTTTCCCATATCCAACGTCTACTTCTGTTACGCCACTCGTTTCACGGACACTTGAAAGCTGAATATCATTTTTCAAATGCCCGCTCATATCAGTCTCGCCGTCCCACTCGGGCGTATTGCTTTTTAGCTTGTCGGCAAACTTCTGTGCGCCATCTCGGACAGCCGCTCGAGCCTCTTTTGCAACTCCAAATTGGAGCTTGTTAAGATTAGCAAGCAGTTCAGCATCCCCTGTGACTTTTATGCCCATCAGCTCACCGCCTTTGCCGTAATCGTTGTCAGATCACGCCTCTCGTAATCAGGATCAAGCCCTGTGATTTGATATTCATTACCACGCCATTGAATTCTCCAAGTTGGTTGGATTTCCTCTGCGGTCAAAAATCGCACTAAAAAAGTCGGGCTGTCTTTGCGAGTGCCCAACTTCGTCTGTGGATCATTTGCTTCTCTGATTGGTACCTTAGGAACTTCCGCCCAAACCGTCATATGCTTAACGATCACACCATCAACCGGAACTCCGTTAACCTTTTTTGACTCATAGCTGACGAACGCAATTCTCTCAGTCATTCGATTAGTTCGCATCAGAATCACCATCCTCTTCCGGCAATTCTGAGCGAAGCTGATTGATAATATTTGTGGTTGATGTTTGCAACGGAAAGCGCATGACTTCAGCACCCATACCTCGGTAGTCATAGTCTTCCTTCACTTGCTTCATGATCGCTGTGAAAAAACGATCCCGAGTTTCTGGATTGCTTAGAAATTGTTCCGGATTTGATCCAAAACTAATAGCCGAACTGATTTCACCACAAGCATCATGCACCAGTTGAATAATCATTGGGTCTTCGATTGTCTGATCAACTTTCAAGTACATTTTCAGAACCTGAAACTGTTCATCGGTCAGTGGGCTTTTGTCAAGCGTAGTATCTGCCAAGAGTAATCACCTACCCAGCGTTAACAGTAACGGCAAGTGTTGAGCTGATGCCATTAGTGCTAAATGTGATTGTCGCTGCACCCGCTGCCAGATTGGTAATGGTGTAAATACCATCGGCCTTCTTAACAACCGTAGCGACTCTTTCATCGCTCGACACAGCTTCGACTGCTTGAGGAGCGCCATCAGGAGTGACTGTCACCGTGATATCTTTTGTGGCACCGACACCACCCGTGAACGTTTTCTGGCTCAAAGTCACTCCGTCAGGCGTTACGCTTTTGGGGTATATGTGAGGAAGTACCCTGCTTTTTCGTCAGCAACAGATACACCAAAGCGCATTCCTGCTTGCAAGAACTGGCCGTGAATCTGGTCATCCGTCCAACGCACCATGAAGTCTGCGCGGTTAGCAAACAGAATTGCCCGCTTGATGTCACCCAAAAAGGCGTGTGCTTCGCCTGCTGCCCCAAACGTGTCGTCAGATACAACAGCAATCGGCATACCAAGAACGCTCTTGCCAGACGGGGTCAAGATGCTGTCTTGCAGCAAGTAGCGGCCATTGCCATCTTTAACTGTGTCCAAGAAGTTGTAAAAGCTCTGGGATGCGATGATTGCACGAGAGTACGCAGGGTCCAAATCCACGTTGTTGATATGCTTCAAATCATCAATGCTAGAGATCGTCTTGGCAGTGAAGCCTTTCAGCAGAGTTGCAACGGCACTGTTGGTCGTGTTGACCTTAATTTGTTGTGCGTTCTGGGCAATCAACCCAACCAAATCAATTGCGGAGTCGTCAATAGATTCCTGTGAAACCGGAAGAGCCTGACGATACGTTTCAACAGACCAGTCGATCGATTTGAAGTCCGGTTTTGCCATTGCTGGGTTCTTTTCCAACTCGGCGACAGTGACCATCTTGGTTGTGGCATTTGCAACTGTTGGGTAAGTACCCTTTTGTGTGGAGGCTTGGAATACGTTCGTGAAAGGCTTCAGGTCAACAATAGTCTGCAATTCACGCTGTGGTGTATTGCTAATAGTTTCTGGAATGGTCAAGGCAGCATCTGCAGCCTTGACACCGGCATTTACAGCATCACTGGCATCGGTAGGAGCGGCACGAAAAATTGCAAATTCACCAGCTTCTGTCTTTTCAAAATTGACGCCATCAGTATTACGACCACGAGTATGCAAATAAGCATTCAGTGCATCGCGATAGCTATGCTCTTCCGGATGATCGGGCTTCTTCCCACTCGGCTGTTCATTGCCTTTCAACGCAGCCTCGTATAAGTCACGTTTTTCTTCAAGATCTTTGATCTCTTTGCCAGCTTTATCATACTTGGCACGAACGCCTTCTGCCTTCTTCAGGTTTTCCTCGGAATCTTCACCTTCAAGTAAAGAACGAAGCTCTGTCTTCATAGCTGGCAATCCTGAACGCTTTTCATCAAGTTGCTTTTTAACAGCAGCTAATTTTTCATCTAAAGTCATCTAGTGACCCTCCTTATTTTTTGTATAAAAATAGGCACCGATTATTCGATGCCTTTGAGCAAGTCCTCTTTATTCAATTGATAAAGCATCTTACACCGCTTAAGTTCCCATTCTGGCGGCTGATCTAGCGCTTTTATCTGTTCCAACGATCGTGCTCCGACCTTTACCTCAGTATCCGGATATGCTGGTGTGGTTACTGGAGAGACATCAAACAAATGATCAATATTGTTAATAGTGCGGTCATACTTCACACCACGTTCATTAGATTTTTGCCACTTCTGTGCATCTTTGTCTGGTGCAATCGTGAATGCAAAGCTTGACTGGCTGATGATTCCCTGACGAACATTTTCTAACAAATCACGCCCAAGCTGTGTATCTGGAGGTGTCAACGTATATTTGAGCCCCGTTTCATCAACCGTTAGCTCTAAATTAACTCCCGTGCGGCCTAACACTTGGTTCTGGTCATGATTAAATAGCGCAACAACGTTACTCATGTCCGCATTGTCCAGTGCGTGTGGGTCAATGTGTTCGCGGAAACTCAGCTCACCACTGCCCATAATCTCGGATTGTCTGTCGAACTTAAGGGCATAGCCCTCAATAACGGCAGGATGATCATCATCACCATCACGAATTTGCATTGGTGCCGCTGCCATTCTGATTTCCTTTGGCATTAGTATCACCTCCCTTCAATTCTGCTGCATGCTCAGCTTGATAAGCTTCCTTTTGATCAAGAAATACTGTGTTAAGTGTCGACTGAATACGATCCATGTTCGGGTCTTTTAACGGTTTCTTTCCAAGCTCCGCACGTCCCTCGTTTCCAGTCCACAGTCCGCCATTAACTGCTGTATTTACGTCAGCAATCGGCAATCCATTTACTGATTTTGTGTCGAATCCTATGCAATATTGGTGCCGTTGCGCGTCATCAAGCAGCTTTAGTTCAAACTCACTTGTAATCGGTTCAAAGTAAAATGGAAGATCATTGCGAATATAGTCATCAGCAAGCTGTTTAACAGACTGGTTAGGACTATTTTGGGCTAATCGATACGCTGGCACCCGCAAAGCCTTCGCAATCTGCGCTGTTGAATAGTTATTGCTGTTAATCAGATTAAGAACGTTGGTATCAACTTCCAACGGCTGATAATCCATCGTTGCGTCAACTATAATTGGCGATCCAGCATCAGCACCTGCCTGTGCCCTTTCAAAATCTTCACGAATCTTCTGGCGTGCTTCTGCGGACAGGCGACTCTCCTTTGCTTTGATAATTGAGCCTTTCAAGCCGCTCTTGAAGAACTTCTGTAACGTTGAAACGCCTGACTCCTGCAGTCCAATTTCATCACCAAGCGACAACAGCGGTGAGCGCCCCATGATTGTGTCGTATGAGAAAAACTTCCAGTGAATGACGTCCTCAAATCCACATATTTTTTGCATGCTAGAATTGTAAGGCGTGAAACGGTAGATGATGTTATCAGGGTCGCTTGTGTCCACCTGCGTCTGTGATGGGGCATAGAACTCAAACATAGCTGGTTCGTTGGTTATCGGATCGCGCACAATACGCGAATAAGCATTGCCAGTCAAAATTGCATTGACCATCATGGAAAATTTCCACTGATAAGCCGACAGCCGCTTATTTACCTTTGTATTCATCAAGTATTCAATATTGGCTAAGTCAACAACCTCATCGGTTGAGCTGTCCGTGATTACTAGCGGAAAACGACTAACATCACCCGAAACAATCGATACAGCCGTAAGCACGTCAGAGTTCCGTAGGGCAGAAATGCCAAGATACCCGCCTCGAAATGATGGAATTACTCCAGAATCAAGCAAATGATCTGCCCAGTGAGGGTCCACTTCGGTTGCCAATCCTCGAAATAGCTTCATTCATCTCACCTCCCTTCGTTATCAGGAAGCAACAGAATAAAGGCGAGAACAAACAACAAGCCGCCGCAAACCATGAATCCAGTAGGCCTATTAATCAAAAAAGCCCCATATCCAGCTAAAACGAAGCCTAAAACAGTGGCAATTCCAGCCATATTTGCGCCAAGAATTCTGAAAAAGTTAGCTAGTTTTCCATTCACGTTCTCACCTCCTAAAAGCCAAAGTCGTCACTAAACACACGGTCGTCGTCCAAATAGTTGTCCAAGTCTTCCTTGAAAGCGATGGCATAAGCATCAAGCGTGGCATCAATCATGTCTATTTTGTTAGCATACTTATTCTTATTAATACGGACGCCATTGTTGTCAGACATTAGAACCGCGTTCATTGCGGCGGCCTGCATAATGCGATTATCTGAATGCTTTATGCGACCACTGATAACATCATCACGAAACTGTTTGGTCGGCATTGACAGCGTTAGCGTTCCTTGTCGCACCTGTACCATCGGCCACTCAGGGTGATTCTTCTCAATTGCCGTTAGCATTGGTCCAAATTGATAAGGGTCGTACATGATGCCTTGAACATCTAAGTCATTACGCTCAATGAAGTCTTCGAGCCATTCATATACCCGATCGTTGTCGATTATGCCTGACTCTAAACTGCTGATCTCGCCTTCGCCGTGTTGTTCAGCAGCCAAGTAGTCAATCCGATCTGTCTTGATTTTGTTATCGATGCCACCTTTTGAAGCAACAAATGCATAACCATCAAGCCACCACCAGCCCTCTTGGGGAATTAGCCAAGAAATAGCGAATAGATCGCTTGTACGACCGACATCAATGCCAATCCATGCTCTTTGCCCACGAATATCAGGTTTGTCGGTCAGCTCTGCCGCTTTCCAAGCATCGAAATCTAGATAACTGTCTTCTGTAGCCTGTCGCCAAATATTGAAGTTTTTGACAAATTTAGCGTTTAGACTGCCATCAGCACGAGCTTGAGCTAACTTAGTCGTCAGATAATCACTGATTTGGCCGTGTAAGGTATCAACGTCAAGTAGCGGATTCGATTTGATCCAAGAATTGGGGTCATCAACCTCTTGTACGTTGTCTTGTTCAGCAATAAATGCAAAATAGCGTTCTGCTTTTTCTTCACCGGACAACACCTTTTTGGCATACGGATAATTTTGTTGAAACATCGGCACGTTCATGTCGAATCCAGCCGTTGAAATGATGAACGTCAGATAACTAGGCAGTAACACCTGCCCTGAGGCAAGGGTTTCAATCATATCTGTTGTTTTAGCGTTGGCATATTCGTCAACCACCGCAACATGGGGTTCATAGCCATCGACAAGTCCTGTATCACGAGAGAATGAGCGAATTGTTGATCCGTCGTCTAAATTGACAAGTTCATCTCGCGTAATCTTAACCATTCGTTTGATACCAGGGTCTTTCCGCATGAGTGCACGTAGTCGGTCTTTTACCATTCCGAATACAATGCCGGCCTGCTTGCGATCATTAGCAGCGGTATATAATTGCCGTTTGTTGGCTGGATTCTTTCCGAACAGAAATTCATACAGAATGACGCCAGAAATCAAAAGCGACTTACCGTTTTTTCGTGCCATCGAAATGAACACATCGGTAAATCGCCTTATATTTGAATCATCTTTATCAACCCAGCCATATATACTGCCAATAATGAATTTCTGAAACGGTGCTAATGGTTGTGGTTTCCCACTTTTTGGTTCCGGCAGAATTTCCATAAATTTAACAGCTTTTCCCGCTAGATTTGGATCATAACGCCATCGCCAATCTGTTCGTTTCAAGTCTTCTTGATGGCGTTTCACCGTGAGATTAACTGCCTTAGAAGTAATAAGACGACCGTCCAGCACGCGTTTTATGAAATTAGGCATTGGGTCCTTAAATTTTGACAACCAGCATCACCTCCATCACAGTCAGCCAAAAGTATCAATGATTGAATCGTTCTTCTGTGCTTCGGTCTTAGGCATGCTCATCTGCATCCGGCTATTGACATTAAGACCAAGATCACTGGCTAGACTTTTAATATTTGCTGTGGCTTTATTCAAGATGCTAATGTACGCATAATATTCATCTTGATCTCCATTCTTTAAAGCCAATTTCATGTTGACCGATGTGTTTTTGTAAACCGAATACCATGTACAATAGTTTTCCAACTCGGCGCGATCGAGATTTCTAAGTGGTAAGGTCCCCAAAGATTCGATAATTCGCTTGTATTCTTGTTTTGCGACTGGGTCAAGATGATTAGGCGGTGTTACCTGAAGTTTTGGAATGCCATCTTTGGCCATCAATTCCGCATGTAGTTTGGCTTCCTGCCGTTCTTTGGTCAAATCACCCTTCGACATTTGCAACACTTTGTATTTTCCAGCCATTTCCCACTTCACCTCCTAATATCTATATAAAATGGGCTGCGTTTACCCATGCCGCCTTAAAAATCGTTACAATTTGGGATGCAAAAAAGAGGCCGACCGTTCTTCCGTTCCAAGAAATGTAACCCCCGATAAAAATGGAAGGGGGGTCTAGCCGTTTCTAGCCCGTGAAGTCGCCCGATAAATTCTCGAAAATTAGTTTTTTAATTTTTTATTTCTTTGAATTTTTTAAATTTGTTTTGTGATTTCAATTCATCAAGTTTGTTCATCGCTTTGATGAGTTGACTCACATCTCGACCTTGCTTAGACAGTCTCTGCATGCATGTGTCTCGGTCAGTGTCGATGAGTATGTGTTCGACATCTCGACTACCAAGCAACGTGTCTAGCTTCTCATCTGGATATGTCATGACTAACCATACATGGTCGAAGGTCTGCTCTGCTTTAAGCTTCCGCAGTATCAGCTCATAGATTAGCTGCACATAATCATTGGCGTCTATATTGCCCTGATGTAATGGCAGGCCTGTTAAGGCCGTAGTGAGATGGTCGTAATCATAGACGAGGTCATGCTGCCCTTGATGCCGCTTGACGTACGTTGACTTGCCACTTGCTGGATAGCCAACGATTACTGTAATCTTCATGGCTCGATGCTGTCTCTTCTTGCGCTTGGTTGTCTCACGTCTCGTCTTCCAATAGTGGCAGTCCCTGCATAAAGCCTGCAGATTATCCGCGTTCGTGCGGTCTTCCCAGTCATCTTCGCTTGGAACAATATGATCAACTAATGAGGCTTGCAGACCACAGCGTTGGCATAAACTGTTGTCTCTAATCAATATCTGCTCACGCAACTGCTTCCATTCATTGCTGTGATAGAACTTAAGGTAGTCCGACTGCTGCTCATTTCGCACACGGTTGTACCGCCTATCCGCCTCCGATCTAACACGAGCATTGGCATCAACCAATTGTGGTCTGCCATTTATAAAGGCAAGCTTCTTACTTGGCATGGATATCTCCCGTATACGATGTGTTAGTCATGTCTACCCTTCTCATGTAATCCGACGGCGAATATCCAGCGGCTCTCGCAGCCTCTGTAGCGTTGCCTCCGTTGGTAAGATAGGCATCAGCGAATGCTTTCTGCCGCTTGCTTAGTTTCATCACATATCACCACACCTCCCGTTAGTATTAGAATTTCTCAGTCATCTTTTGCTACCTGACCAATTAACAAATAAGAATACCGGTAGTAGGGCGAAGTAGAAAAGTGTCACTATTGCTGGGGAAATCGTGAATAGCCATGCGCTGCCAAAAATGGCTAAGAAAACTAGAGCTGTGTAAAGCAACCTTGTTAGTATCAAGTACATTGCCTTCATAGCCTATTTGCCTCCGTGCGTTTGCCAATATTCGTTCAGTGCTTTGTCTAGCTCTGCAATGAACGACTTGCTGAATCCCGTATGATCTGGTAGCTCAATGCCTTCGACCTCAGGCAACTTAGCATCACCCTAGATTGCAATAATAAAGTTACCACCTAGAAAGAGGCTTGCTCACTGCTTGAACTGGGGTTTGCCAACGGAGACATTTTCTAGGTTTGTTATTGATAAGCGCTGTGGCTTGTTGAATATCGGTCTCTGAAACCTGATCAAACTGTGTTCCCTTCGGGAAATAGTAGCGAAGTTCTCGATTGAACCGTTCATTTGTGCCCCGTTCATTCGGGTGATAGGCGTGGCAAAAGTAAACCGGTATCCGATAGCGCTTTGTAAGCGCCTGATCGCAGGAAAACTCTTTACCGTGATCAACCGTCACTGATCGAACCGGACCCGGAAAGTCCACCATCAGTCTTGCAAATCCCTTGAGAACAGCATTTTGTGATAAGTTTTCAAGCTTAGTTGTCGCCATTAAACGTGTCACCCGATCGACAATGGTCAAAACAGCAGCCTTTGACCCGCGACCACCGCGAACTGTATCCATCTCTAAATGTCCTTTTTCGGTTCGCCGGTTAGCTGACTCACTGCGAATCTCAATTGAGGTGCCTACTGCTTGGTTATAGCGCGACCGAAGGTCTTGTCTTCTTTTATGACGTTTACCGTGATCAAAGAGTTGGCTTGGCTGAAAATCGACTTGTCTTTGATAAATCCAGTGATAAATCGTGTGTGGCGCACAGTGAACGGCATAACCGACCATTTCAGGGGACCAACCTAGGTTTAGCTTCTCAGTTACCATCCGCTTCAACTTAGGCGTTAAAATCGAGTGCCGACCACAACGATGCCGACAAGTATCGGCATGATCCTGAGCTATAATGGCGCAGTAATCACCTTCAGGGCAACGGTGAAGCTCATGCCTAATAGAAATACGAGAGCGGCCTAAGGTCGCGGCGATGTATTGAATCGTGTGGTGTTGCATCAGTTCTATCTGAGATCGTTCAATTAAGGTTATAATGGCCATGGGACCTGTCCTTCTCTCTAGATGGTATGTTATGCAAACACCATTTTAGCAAGAACGGACAGGTCTTTTTTCACATTTTCTGGGTGGTAACTTTAATTATGCAATCTAGGTCACATAGACCATACGCAGTTAAGGTTGGTGAAGTTTCTTCTGTGTGATCAGCTGGCATGAATTGTTTGTTGAACTCTTCTTGACTCATTGCATGCACCACATATCCACATGGTTCACTGTAGTCAGCTACAAGCATATCGCCTTGCTTCACAAAACGCTGATTTTCTCTTTCTCCGAACGTAGTAACGACATGATCGCCATAGCGAACGTTAACTCTAATTGGAATGCCATTCTCTTTGAACTTATTGCTAACGAACTTGCCGATATCTTCGCAATCTTCCGGCACCTTGATTGCAATGTATTCCTTTGGCCGTTTCACTACTTTAAGCATGCATAATTCCTCCTAAGATAATATGATTGTCGAATAGGAACCGTTACCGTCAATATTTAGACTAGTAACATCCCATCCTGATTTATTTAGCAAACTGATTACTTCATTAACGACTGCTGGATTGTACTTGGTAACGCCAACAGAGATTGGGGATGTAGTATTAATTCCTTGATTAATGGCATCGTTCACATCGGCAATTAGGTTGTCTTTGTATTTCTTAGTTGCAGTGGCACGAGTTGGCAGGCATCCTTCCATTTTTGGTAGCACTGGTGCTGGTGGAGGCAACTGACGGTGAGACAATTGCCTGCTTTGGCCTTTAGCATTATTTGAGAGCATATGTTTCCCTCCGTGTATTGTTTCCCTTGATAGCTCTTCAATGATTTTTTGCTCCGTGCGGCTAACGTAGCCATAGCTAACACGTTTCATACCTGACATGACTTACACCGCCAACTCGAAGGAAAAACCTCCGTGATATTTGCGCTTGCCACGAAGACACTTAGATACAGCGCTTCGGTCTAGTCCAAGAAGTTCCGCGGCTTTTCTGGCACTTTCAAAGAAATAGCGATGTCCCGAGCCACTTACCGCATAGATTGGACGCTCGTTTGCCTTTGCCGCGCGCTCGGTGCGAGTACCGTAATTGGTATTATATAATGCTGTACACCACTCAAGATTTTCAACTAAGTTGTTGCCTTTGTCCTCGTCTATGTGATTGACTTCTGGCAAGTTGTCGGGATTGTCTAAAAATGCTGCGGCTACCAAGCGATGAATGAACACTTGCTTTATGCTTCTGTCCCAATATAAATTGACCTTGAGGTACCCGTTTCTATTTGGAAAGCTGGCGATCATCTTCCCTTTTAAGCGGCGTCCTTGTGCGTCTTCGCGATCAAGGCTTCTTACTCTGCCCATGTTGCTAACTTGGTAGAGGCCTTCAAATCCTTCAATATCTTTCCAAATTTCAGTTGAGTTCATAAGTACACCTCAATCTTTCGTCGTCATAAACGAACGCATACAGCAGATGTTTTCCCGTGGTGAAGCCATTCTTAATTTCATAGGGATCATTTGGCTTTGCTGTCCCAAGCTGGCGCCACATAATGCCACGATCATCTTTAAACCGCTCGCTATGATAGTGGCCTGAGTGAAGCTCGTATGTTTTCGCCATATTGAATATCTTTTTGTACTCAAATGGAAAAAGCCCTGTCAGCTTGTCCTTGGCCACATCTCCGTGGGCGAGCATAATGCCAACATGCCCTAGCAAGTATGCACAGCGCCAGTCGGTTGCCGGATTACTGTCATTGAGATCAACGTGTACTTGTGGATAGCGATCTATCAGCGCATAAAGAAAAGCGTATTCGAGATCACCTGAATGGTTACCGAACACGCTCTTGATTGAGACGCGATTGCTATATTCAATTGCCAGCGGAACAATTTGATCAAACAACTTCACAGCATCATGGAATGCCTGACGCATGTTTGCGTGATCTAGTTGTGTTCCTCTAACCGTTTGTGTTGCATGAATCTGATCACTATGGAACAGATCTCCCAATTGCTCGATCACAATCTCGTTGTAGCCGTCCATGATGATCTCTCTAAGTTGACTCACCATGTCTTTTAGATCGGCGAATGTTGTCCAGCCAAAATGCAGGTCAGGCAATGGGATGACTAAGTTGCGATCGCCCGATTTCTTCATGCCGTAATTGACCGGAATGATTTTGTCGTTGAACGCTTCAGCCATTTCATTTATCGATAAACCTTGTTTCGGCTTTACGCGAATATGAATGCTATACTGCGGAACTGTGCCGTCTTCGGTACTATGCTGCTCATACACTTTGTAGTCGCCTAAGACCATCTCGAACTTATCAGGATCGTATCCACACAACTCCATCAAAGTTCGTGGGTCTTTATTTGGCTCATGCTTGAGTCTCATTAAGGCCGTGACTGTTTGGCTACCATCAGCATTAAGAGCGACTTTTCTGTCAGCGGATGGCGTCTCCCTATTTGTGCCGTCTGAATCGTATTCATTCTTTAGTGGTTTTTGGAACTCGATGCCAATCCGTCTTGCCTTACCCTGAAGCGCATCGTAGCTAATCCCGAGCTTATCTGCCGCCTCTCGTCTGGTAAAGCCTTCAGAGGCGAGCTTCCTAATGCCGCTGATTTGTTCATCTGTCCATTGCATCTACTCGCCTCCGAAGGTTACTATTTTACGTATTTCAGCAATAGTTCTTTTGGTCGTTTGCCTTTTGCTTGAAAGGATTGCTTTTTTCCCAAAATAAAAGCCACCTCGGTATGAGGCAGCTGCGTGTACTCACTAATATAGATTTGTTTTGCCTGACAGTTAGCAATCCATCGCTGGAATGACTCATTGTCAAAGCCACCGTAGTTTTGGCCTGTTCCGATGTATGGCGGATCACAATAGACAACGTCTTCTGGTCCAATTTTAAGTGATCGGTAATCCAATGTTAAAAATTCTAGGTGCTGTAGCTTCTCGAGTTGCTGGAGTCGCTCGAGTTGCTGGAGTTGCTGGAGTTGCTGAATTCGCTGGAGTCGCTGGAGGACGTCATAACGACTGCAAATATTCATTTTTTCCAATCGCCATTTGTGAAACATCCTATATTTCCCCGAAATGCTGGTTTCATTTTTTGCATATGAATAAAGACCGTCTAGTTTTGTCTCTGTGTCTCCCCAAAAGATTGCTCGCGTCAGTTGCAATTTTTCTTTTTCGATTTTCTTTCCCCACAAATAATCGTGTAGGTTGTTGCTAAAGCTCCAAACTGTCAGCACAAGAGTGCGTTCAATCGAATCTGGCATGTTATCTCGCCAGTTGTAAAACGTTTCGCGATCCATATATACATACTTCATTAGATCAAAATGAGGGTTATCTTCGATCAATGCTTTTAACAGATTAACAACTGTTTTTCTCCGGTCATTGTAAACTACTTCGCTCCATTTACCGGATGATGCTGCTGTCAAGCTGATTGATCCGCCACCTCCGAATACGTCAATGAGGCGGTTTCCAGCAGGCAATATGTCGATGATCTTTTCTGCCTTTTGGCCTTTGTTGCCAACGTATGGCAATCCGCGTTTCCATTTTTCTGACTGTTTCAAATTGGTTTCCTCCGAAATTATGTATAAAAATAGCACCTCACGAAAAGTGAAATGCTTCAACGCAACCTTCGGGAGTCGAACACGATAATAGAGGCCACAAAGTTAATCCTTCGGTTGCTGCTCGCTATCCCAGTGTCAGATGGGGTCATCGCAAGCTGTTAGTCCGGTCGCTAAACTGGACAATGTGGCATGCGGGAATCGAACCCACCTGACTATCTCAGCCAGTCCTCATTGCCACGCCTTGCCACAGTTTTATCATCACTGAGGCTCGGAGTAAAAACGCGGTGTCTTAGGTTTCTCACCTTTGGCACAATACAATCATATGACGGAAATACTGGTAAATAGTCCGCAATTAGTCCGCAAAGTGTCCACTCTACTTTTTTACCAAGGTAACTAATGGACATAACTCAGCAAATGCGTACAGTGCCAGATTTCTCGCAATATAAAAAGCTGATCGTTCCATTTTTAGTTTCGCCACAATTGCGTCATTAGTTAGACGCTTGCTCGGTGAGATAATGTATGTTTCCCACAAGATGGTACGATAATCTTCATCTTCAATGACATTGATTGCATTTTCGCAAGCATTCAAGTAATACAGTTCGTCAGCGTGCGACACGAGCCTTTCCTCGGCTTTGTTGCCATAGCTAGGTGACTTGGGCATGCCGTCCATCACGGGACTTCTGAGCGCTATTTTGGTGCGTTGAGCGAGCCGCTTGTGATGCCAGTAGTTCCCCAAGACCTCTTTGGCGTTTTCAATTGTTTTGTCATGATCAATTGGGCTAAAATATCTTGTTGCTCGCACCACTGCGTCCACTCCTTATGGTATAATTAAGTTCGTAAAAGTTTGGGGGATAAGCGTGCCGTGATGGTGCGCTTTTTTGATACTCTAAATGTGCTTTCAACGCGTGCGTTTGCTATACTACCTGTGGAGGCCAACTCCTTTTAAACGATTCCATTTGCTATCAATCACGTGCATTACGGCCTCCGGCGCGTCCTTAATCAGACGCGCTTTTTTGTGCTATACTTCTCTTGGAGTGTCCCTATAAAAAATCTGATGCTATTGGGACAATTTGTCTACACTCCAGAGCGCGCTTTCGTCCAGCGCGCTTTTTTGTTATAATTATGTTAGCACTCATATCGAGTCTGCTAACTACAGCCGCCAGCAATGGCGGTTTTTATTTGTTTTCAGGAGGCTTGATAAGTTCCCACGCGTCAAGACCGGCCCCGTTAGCAATACGGTCCAACGTGTCTAATGACACGCTACCTTTACCTGAAACTGCATAAACTAGGGTCGTGTAAGGAATTCCAATTGCATCTGCATAGGCTTTTTGTGTCATGTTTAAATCGTAGATGTTTTGCCTAAGATTTTCCGACAGCACACGTTTGCTATCCATATTGTCCGCCTCCTTGGCTTTGATATTGCTATCATATCAGCCGAACAACACCCATCTACTAAACCTTTATTTGAGTTCATCAACGATCACGGTTCCTGAACCAATGTAGATGTTGTGTTTACGATTTTTCTGATCAATGTACTGAACGTCATGATCTTTATAGTCAATATCGAACTTACCTTTTTGGTCAAATATTACTTTTCCATCAACGTTGTATACTCGAATGCGTCTTGGGAGGCCATTGTTGACATCACTGCCAATGTTCTTCGTAAACCTATTCCAAGATGCGCATCCGCTTAATGAAACAGTTAGTAACAAAGATGTTAGAAATACGGTCAATTTTTTGTTCATGATTTTTTCTCCTTAATGTGTTTGATAATCAGTGGTTCCGGAATATCGACCTTAATGTTATCGCCACCGGTGTTGTGTTTGGCCATGTTCTCGTTTATCCAGCGAATACACTTTGATTGATACTTGGCTCGGTAATACTCGGTTCCTGTGTTTAATCCTGCTACTACGTACATTTGTTTTCCTCGTTTCACTCTTTATCACGATGGTACTTTTCCAAAATTGGCTTGAAATACTTCTCTTCAGCCTCGCGTCGTGTCCATAATCACGTATTCTTTCATCAAGGCAATGCCTCTTTTCGCTGATCTAGGATTCCTTTAACGCCGAAGCTATTTCCTTGGCCGTGCTTGGCCATACGGGACATAGTTCGCTCGCCGTACCTCTTATTCAGATCTTGTCCGTGCAAATTGGTTGTCACGATAGTTGCTTTGTCTTCCCGCATTCTGAAAACATCATCAGCCGTCTGGCGGTCAAAATCACTACCACGCTCGGAACCTAGATCATCGATCACAACCACATCAGCCTTGCCAATCTCATGCATAATTTTCTCGTTCTTCATTCGCACATCTTGTGCATTAGCACTCATGCCAGACTTGAGTCTCTGCATTAAAGCGTTCCAGTCAATGAAAAGGCATGTTTTGCGATAACCAGTCTTGGTCTGAGTATCAATTAATATGCCGTTAGCAATATGTGACTTGCCAACTCCTGTGTCACCGATAATCAATGCGTGTACAACCTCGTTACGGCATATTTTGTTAGACAAACCGACAGCGAAGAGTTTCAACTGCTGCTGTCCAAGGCTGCCGTCTGTATGGAAGTTGTTGAAATCCTTTGCAATAATCGCGTCTGTACTAAATACCGAATAAGCTAGGTAGTATCCAACGGTTCGGTTCTTGCGGGCCTCTTTTTCCATATCTGGTGTGACGTTTTTAGGCTCCGTGGGTGGCTGTTTATAGCCACAATTCATGCACACTCCGGCCATTTTTTTACCGGTTACTTTGCTCAATCCCTTCGGGCGATACAAGAGGCTGCCACAATCGGGACAACGTTCAGCAAATGTTTCAATCGCTGCTAAACGTCCTTGATTAGTTTCAAGATTGCTCATCACACGCCTCTTCTCTACCAAGGTAAGTCTTCATCTTGGACATCCCCTTGGTTGTGATAAACGTCTGTAGACGCTTGCCGTGACGTTGATTTTGACTTTTGGCGTTGTGTTCGTTGGGCTTCATAGGCCGTCACTGCCTCTAAACTAGTAAGCCTTAAGGATTCCCAATTTTTTAGAATGGCATTGACATAGCTATAACGACGCACGTTATTGTCAATTGCGTTGCTCATTGCCTGTTTGACTACCTGAACTGCCTGTTCGCCAGTTGAGCCAATCTTCTTGAAATCATCTACCCAGTAAATGAGATCTTCACGGTTCTTGGGGCTGATAAAACCAAAACCGTTTTTCTCCCAAAAATTAATGAGCTCCGGTTCCCTTAATGTTGTTGTTGTATTATTAATACTTGTATTATTCTCTGGACAGTTTTCTGACCGGGGGTGGGTCAATTTTCTGACTGAGGGGGGTAAGTTTTCTGACCGAGGGGCTAAACTAATAAATCTTTGTTCAACCTCCTTACTTCCACTTTTATATTTGATGACTCTGCGGATATATGAATTGTCTTCGAGACACTTTAGCCAACTTTTGATAGTGCCGATGCTAACCGAATAGAGCTTTGCGAAATAGTCATTCGATGCCCAGCAGTAACCGTTCTTATTGGTGAGTGCCGTGATCTCGCCATACAAGAGCTTGGCTCCTTGTGGCAGCTGGTTGTCATAGCGCACACCTGCTGGGATGATCGCATAGTAACCAGGCTTCTCATTCATGATTGACACCGCCTTTATGGAAGCATTGATCGGCAATGTTTTGGCGAACATCCATTAAGTCTGCTTCGAATTTGATCATGTCGAGTGATGTTTGACCCAAGATGTCCATATACCTCGCAAAGTTATCTTTCAGGAACAGCCGGTTTTGAATCTTCTCACCATCGGTCATGTGAGGATCATCATCCCTGAGTAGGTCGCACTTGGTTTCTGCCCATTCTCTCAAATAATCCAAAAGGTACTGATTAGTTCTTACTTTGTATGCAAGTGATTCAAGACGATCAAGTTGCTTGCCAATTTCTCTGGCCATTGTTTTACCTCATTTCTTTCTGTGATATAATGAGGTCACTCAATGTATAACCTCATTTTTGGCCGTTAAGTGTTCTAGCGCTTAGCGGTTTTTGTTTTGCCAATTATTTCATTGATTAAGCTGATGGCGGTTTGCAAGCCGTCTTCTCGTCCCATGGCATAAGCTCGTGTCTGATCCGTTCCTTGACGGTAATTATGAGCAACGAGACGTGCGTTCTCAGCTTGGGTAGACAAGTAGGAGATAAGTGGACCTAGCTTAGCTATAGCTGCTTCATTCAATCCACTGCCTCCAATTTCCGCTGTGGCCTAAGCAGTGACCAATGATCACGCCGAAACCACCAGCAATTAGTAAATAGCCAATCATTTCTCCGCCCTCTTATCTCGTGCTTCCATGAGGTCGAATAAATAGCTTTGCATGCGGCGTTTATTGAAATCATAATTTGCTTGATCGTCTTCTGGATAACCGCATATCTGAACAACTCTCCTAAGACCACCAATTTCGTAATTAACATCTCGCTTAGTGTCGTACATTTCGTCGTAGTCAGCCCCCCAAGAGTCCGCAACCTTAGGCTTGATGTTAGGCCAAGCATTATCGGCGGCTTCTTTAACTGCTTTAAGATATTCATCTGCTTTGCCGGTAATATTAGCTTTTGCATCAGCATATAGTTCAGCCGTGATTACAGAAATTGGATAGATGCTAATAGTAACTTTATGGGGACGGCTCATAATTTTAATGAAGCTACCTTTATCCAGCTCAATGCTTTTAATTTTCTTCATTTCTCCGCCCTCTTACTGATTTCTGGAAAGTGGCTCTGCACAAAATCGTCAAATGGAATTGGCTTGCATAAGTAGCTCGACTTTCCACCATGTGGATACATCACAATACGATCTCGAAGTTCGCGTTCATACGGAGCAAATACGTTCCGCTTAAACCATTCCTTGTCACGGTGATACCGGTTTTTGAGTTCTGTCACATCCCACAAGCCACGGTAATCAGCGTCTCGCTTCAATTGCTCGTATCCTGAACGGTCAACGATTATCTTGTCTTCCGGTAGTGTGATAGTGATTTCGGGGTTAATCTTCAATGTTGTTTCCATGGCATTTCCTCCTTTCCTTTGATCGCCTCCTGACGGATAATGAAAACCGAAAGGAGGTGAATAATATGGAACTTGATAAAGTACAACAGCTTCAATACGCGGTTGCTTGTTTTAAAGAATTTTCTCACGCTAAGTCACAGCTTTCGCTGATTTGGGAAACTAATCACGGTTTTGCAACCTTTGATTCATACCAGACAGAATCTGATAAGTTACCAATTATTTCAAAAAAAGTTATTATTAAAATGATTGACAAAACAAAAACTGTTCCACACGATAGCTCTGATATGTTTGCAGTTGTGAGAGATTTGGTATATACAAAATTTGAATTCAATAATGGCAACGACAACCAGTTCTTGATTGAAGAGCCATATATTCTTTTCGGAAAAATTAAAGATGTTATCGATAGCAACGATCTTTCGGGAAAAAAACGACCAAATAATAAAACTGTTTGGAATGTTAGTTTTGTAGAAAGCAACGTGTCTCTTCCATTCTTGGACTTTTCCCTCTTAGGTAATGTTGAGCCTGTCAGCTTAGCTTTAGAAAATTCGACTGATAACGAATAAGGTTGTATGCATATTGAAGGCTTGCGTATGCTTGGTCATGCGTAAAGTCTTCTTTTTTCATAATCTCAACAATTTGGATTCCAACTTTTTGGATATTGTCACCCAACATTGCAGGCTTGTTTTCCCGTTTAAATTCCTTTAAATAGTATTCACGAGCGCTTTCGTTTTCTTTATCCATTTAGACAGCCTCTTTAGCTCGCTTCAGTTCATCAGCAATAGCCTTAACGCCCTTATCGAAGTACATCCATTGAGGAACTTCTTTGTCACTGTGTTGAGACTTGCTGTTAGCCCATCGGCCGTATTCGTTTTGCCCTGGCTGCTCGGCTTTAATTCCCAGTCGGTTAGCAATGCGGCCAACCATTTGTCCAGATGATGCGTGCACCTTTTTGGCTACCTCACCAGCGCTGTATTCCTTTTCCAGTAGTACCGGAATAGTCATCTCACCGGTAATCGATTCAGCTGCTTTCGCAAGCAACGCCTGCTTAGCTGTTTCCGATGTCGTTTTGCATGCAATTTTGTATAAAGCATTGGCCTTTGCGGTATTAGCACGAGTGACTGCAAGATCCGCTTGAGCAACCGGATCAAGTTTCCCGGCTGGCAGACGTTTCAGCGTAGCCTCCATACTATTGAATGCTTGGATGTACTTAATCTTGAACTGAAGTGCCCTCTTACCAGTGAATCCCATAGCCAGCAATGTGAAACCGTCACGATTCATGTAGTACATCGGATATTGCTTGCCACGGTTGTCATACGTTGCTTCGGCAAAGAATTTGGCGGCCGATTTTTCGGCTGCGAGATTGCTGATAGTTTCAAGAACGTGTTTGTGGTCTTTCCCGAACACTTCAGCCACACGCAAGCTGGTTGTCACCGCTTGTTTGTTGTGCATGATTACTAATTCATTCAATGTTGTTTCCTTCTTTATTTCGGCCTCTCCTTGGCAGATAATCTGGTGGGAAGGAGGTGAGATATATGGATCAAGATGTGATTGACGGTATTAAGGCATATTTGAGAGATCGCTATGGCGACAACATGCCAAGTTTTCCCAGAATTCTTCATGAGGATCTACCAGACTTCGAAAAAGCTGCCGGGCTTAATAGTCATAATCTGGTTTCTGCCTTGGATTCTTTGAAATCCGCTGGCTACATCACTACTTACTGGGGAGATAATCAGCTTCAGGAAATTGTCATTAATCGTTCTTTTCCGTTCTGATTTGCTCTAGATTTTGATGTGGAAGTCCTTTAACAGGGCTTCTTTTTTAACGGGCATGTATTTATCGCGAATTAGATCTCTCAAATCTGGATTCCAGTAGTTGCTTTCAAACTTTTCGTTGTCTGGATTGAACATCATCGTGCATTTTTCACCATTGTTGGTTGGAATAAATACTGGGCTAGATTCCGTTTTGAATCCTCCGCCCTCCCCTGCTGCAATTATTGCTTCTCGAATGTTCATCTAAACTGCCTCCTTTTGGAGAAACTTGTTGATAAAATACTGCTGGCCTTTTCCGGTTACCTTGGTCGTCTTGGTGATTCGCACGCTGCCATCTGGGTTCTGGAATGTGCGTTCCTTGATATCGAACAGGCCTAAGTCCATTGCCCGTTGTGTCGGCATGTTGCGGCGATCTCCACTGCCAATCAGGTATCCGTGTTCCCGCAGCCAAGCGAACAGCCTATTCTGGCCAATATCCACACCGTTCTGGCGGATGAGCTTGGCTAAGTCACCGATGAGAATGCTCGTATGGCTGGTGGCTACTGCGTCTGCAAACAGTGCTTTAGGTTTCATTGTTTCGTTATCAGCCTTAAGTGCCACTGTTTTTGCTTGTTCGTTCTTTAGCTGTGTTGCCAGATTGATAATGAAGTCTGGATCATAGATGGCCTTCTCAATCGTTTCAGGCGTCATATAGGCACCATGCTTACGGATTGATGGGAGAACTTTCTCTGCTACCCAATCTGTAAATTCATCTGCGTTTGGCATATCAGATTTGAAAACTAATTTATAAAGCCCGGGTTCGGCAATAACAACGAAATCCTGTTTTCCACCGGGGGTCATCAATTTGGTGACCCCTTTGAATTTATCGGGTACATATTTGTTTACTGCGTTAGCTGGCTTACTATATCCCAGCACTTCTGCAATGTCCTTACCGACAAACATTGGTTCATTATCAACAACTACAGTTCTTACTTGCCTACCTTTAAAATCAAAATGCTGTAGTTCGTTCATATCTAGACGGCCTCCTTTTGCTGTGACTGCTTATATTTGACGTATTCGATAGCTCGCTTCCAACGGTCTTTGTCGATTTGATTAGCAGTTAATCCCTGGCCGTCAGTCATCTTCTTAACCAGAATTGCCATTACCTGATCACTGATCCCGAGAAATTTCGCAATGTCGAGCTGTGACAAATTCAAATGTAATAAGTAGCCTTTCCAGTCATTACGATTAGCAGTCCAATTGAGCTGCACGCTTACCATGTACTCACCTCCTGCGTTTAATTAATTAATCAAGCAGTTGAAATTTAGTATCGAATGCGGTACTATTTGAGCATAGCAAATAACCTAATATAATTTCTCTTACTGGAAATCTTGTCAGAGTGTAAACCGGTAAGGACTTATTAGTATATTGCTCAATTACTTGATGAACTTATAATAATCGTATTCGGTATTTTTGTAAAGCTATTTTTACCGAATTCGGTATTTATAACGTTCTTATGAATGAGGAGCGCTTAAGATATGCTGTTTGACCGTATAAAAGAAACGGGAAAGAAACTTAACTTGAATGTTAAAGAAGTTGCTATTAAAGCTGGTATTGGAGAAAACGCGATCTACCGCTGGAAAACCTCACAACCTTCCGCCGACAAACTTCAAGCAGTGGCAGATGTTCTTCACGTTTCCGTAGACTATTTATTGGGTAATACGGACAGTCCATCGCCTAAGTCACCAGTTAAACCACCTGACCTTGCTGATGACAACCTTTTTATGTATCAAGGTAAACCTATTCCAAAAGAGGACATGGAGACTCTCCGTTACATTCTTGACAGTTATCGCAAGAAAAATGGTAAGAACAATGAATGAAATACTGGCTAATGTTCTCAACTATGCATATGACCACAAAATCAGCTATAGCATGGTACCCTTTGACAACTCCGAAACACCACCAACTTGTGACACTGAATTGAGGCTGATTGTTCTAAACTCAAACTGGTATCAGCCAAACGAGATGGCTTTTCAAGCAGCACACGAATGCTCGCATGTTCTAAACGGTGATCGTGGGAAATTCAAATATTCAAACTTTTATTCCAAAAGTAGAACTGAGGGCAATGCCAATAAGCGAGCACTTTCAATTGTCATTCCGATGTACTTTAAAGATATAGAAGCTGATGAAGCGAATCTATTTCAGTTTATGAATGACCTGGCGATACCAAGTTGGCTTGAAGACACTGCGTCATCTTCAATTAATTCATACTATCAACGCAATCTTTTAATTTAGCCAAGGATTATGCTACGTCCAAACCCTGATCGACGTTAAAAGCTGGATTTTTTTGGAGGGGAACAATGGAACCACTTATCTTAATTGCCTTTTTGGGATCACTCCTATTGGCTGCAATATTTGGCACATTGTCTATAGTTCAAAGAAAGGATCCGAGAAAACTAAAGCGGAACCTTATTATTACCGCATTGTCGGCGGTAGCATTTATTGCAATCTTTTTTTGGATTGGCACCTACTCGGGAGAAAGCAACAGGTCAGCTGCGTCTAGTTCGTCTTCAAAAGCTGAATCGTCAAAGGCAAAATCGTCGCAAGAAGATGATGACAGTTATGGAGAATCTGATAGTGACAATTCAGATAGTGAGGAATCATCGAGCTCAGAAACATTCAATGCTGCTGATTACAATACTGGCGTTACATATGACCAGCTTGCGCGAACCCCGGACGATTACAAATACAAAAAGGTTTCCTTCACTGGAAAAGTAATTCAAGTTATTGACGGCGATGATGAAACCGATCTACGTGTTGCAGTTGATGGCAATTATGACAACGTCATCTTTATTGGTTACGATCCAGATATCATGAATGGTTCTCGCGTACTAGAAGATGACAAAATAACTTTCTATGGAGAGAGCAAGGGAACTACCTCGTACAAATCTACAGGCAGTGGCAATATCACCATACCTGCGGTGGCCGTAGTCAAAATAGAAGATGCAGGCAAAGCACCCGACGACTATGGTGATTAGTTCCCTCCCCCATACAAGCGGCGTCCCCGTGCAAGCCGGAGAGTGGGGCTTGCATCGTATACCAAATAAAGGATGTGAGTCATCATGCTAAAAAAGATAGTTGCCATCTTACCCATGAATCGTCTTGAATGGATAAAGCGCAGAGCTGTTTAACTGAACTGTGATAAATGTCAGCAGAGCGCACGTAAGCAGAAATAATCTTGTCCCAAATTAAAAAATAAAGAAGGCTTTCGCTGTGAATTACCAAGATGCACTAAATCAACAAGCTGAGATTTTGGATCAGACCTATCATTCAACTGAGGGGACTCCTTACTCTCATTTTGTATGTGACGGACTTATCGATGCAAAAAAATATTACTCGATACCGCTTCATATTCTGATTATTGGCCGAGAAAGCTATTCGAGCGGTCCCAATGCAAAAAAAGAATGCATTGATACTGGATGGATAGACTACCTTTCACATGGAGGCGCTGGCCAGGCACAAAACAGAAATCCATCGCTAGAAAATGCTTCAAAATGGATTCATATCATAAGAGAAGCATATGCTGGAAATGAATTTCCAATTGATCATGCAACCAAACAGTTCAGAGCACAACAGCTTTCCACCATTGCCTGGATTAACTTGAAAAGAGAATCAAATACGGAATCTGCGTACTGTGGTAAAACTGGTTTTGCCAACGAGTTACCCTATACTGCACAATTCATAAAAAGGCAAATTGATTTGTATAATCCACATGTTGTTTTGTGTGGCGGGACATATGACGAAGTTAAAAAATTCATTTTTAATGACGCTAATCAAAGTCAAAAATATGAAAGCTCAGCGAATGGATTCAATAAGAGGTTTGAGAGATATAACAAAATGTTAGTCGTAGATTGCCAACATCCAGCCGCAAGACACAACGTTGATAGTCAGCGGCATTTGATCTACTCAATTATCAAGGAAAACTCCGATTTCTTGCATGACCTCGTTAGCAATGACTAACCATATATATAGAATAAAAAGCGCCTACCCCACCGACCAAAGTGAACGGGTAGACGCCTAACAGATACTCGGAGTCATAAGGCTCTTTGTATACTCGATTTTACCAGAAAAGGAGGAAGAATGCATGGCTACATTTAGAAAACGCGGCAAGTATTGGGAATACCGTGTTAAGTATACGGACTCCGCCGGTAAACAACTGGTTGCTTCACACGGCGGGTATCGGCTTAAATCATCTGCGCAAGATGCTGCAGAAGCTGTAGAAGATGACCTCAAACGTGGCGGTGATCCTTCCAAAGCTGGAACACTGTTTTTGGATTATTGGGATCAATGGATTGATGCTTATAAGTCAGGCGATAAGTCCCTCAATACTGAATATAGATACACGTTGCTAAGAAAACACTTGAAGTCACGTTTTGACGGCCGTGAGCTTGGCTCAATCCGTCCAATCGAATGGCAACGTTTCTTGAACGACTTCGCTGCCGGTAAGGACCGCAAGAAAGAGACCACACGCAAAGGCCCTCGCGAACGCTCAAAGGATATTGTCAGCAAGATGAACAGCTATGTCCGCTCAATGGTTAAGGCTGCCATCAATGATCGTCTGCTCTTTTCTGACTTCACTTTTGGTGCCAAGGTTGGTGGAATCCGTTCAGGAAGCAAAGTCAAAGTGCTTGATCAGGACGACTTTGCACAGGTTAAGTCCAAGGCAGCCGAGAAGGCTTCATATCGAAGCATAGGAGCGCTTGCAGTATATTTAGGGGCAATGACAGGCATGCGGTTTTCTGAGGCTCTAGCACTCACGTGGGCTGATATAGATACTATTAACAACGTGATACATGTTACCCGTTCTTGGGATCATCAGTATGGGACTGGATTCAAGCCGACAAAAACCGAAGCGTCAATACGAGATATTGAAGTGTCATCAGCAGTTATTAAGCTACTCGAGCGCATTCATCAAGAGCAAATGGCAGCATACTTGCGAACTGGTTATAGAGATCCTGATCAAATGGTCATGCGGAATCAGTGGCACACAGTAATTACTGACACAGCCTGTAATAAGGCCCTTGCGATTTTGCAAAGCGATGCAGGGATCCCAAAAGAAAAGCAAATCACTTTCCACGGCCTACGTCACAGCCACGTTAGCTACCTAATTAGTCAAGGAATTGACATCTATTACATCTCAAAACGTCTTGGCCATTCAGACATTACGATCACTATGCGAGTATACGGTCATCTTTTGGACTCTCAAAAAAAGAAGGAAGCTTTGAAAGCCACGGCCGCCATGGATCGGCTTTGA